GCGATTAAATACACCATTATCATGCCTTCAGCCACCACAACAAGGGAAGACCCATATATATACAGTATTTATCGGAGTAATCCTAATGCCAGAGCGGTACCAGTATCCTGTCGACGAAGGTTTTGCAGATCGTATTCACACCCCGGAAGGGGTCAGATCCCTGGTTGTAAAATCACAGCTGATGGAGTTGCTCAGGGAGATGGAGCGAGACGGCCACGATGTCAGCGGTGCGGCGGCGGAACTGGTGGCACTGGTTAACTATGTGACGAGCTCGCAGTTGTCGATGCGGGAGCTGCAAACACACCTGGATTTCTGCGCCCTACAAATTAGACAACAGTTAAAGTAGGATTTAAGCTACTCATCATCACATATGAAATGATAAGTTGATGAGTAGCTACAGTATTACAGAGGGGGGGGAATGATGCAGATCATATACAAAAAAGAACAAAAAGGAATTTATTTATTTTTAAAAATGCTTATCACTGTGCTTATCACTCATTATTTTGGCATAGAATGGGGGTTGTTCTATATTGCTGCAATAACCCCCCTCCCCTCATTATTAATTAAACCTAATTAAGTTTTTTACTCATTTCTCCAACATAGTTAAATGGGTTTGTTTTATCTATTCTTCTTAGTGAAAATGATTCTGAAAAATCAATTGCAGTGAAAACGCCTCCAACTATACCGGAAATTATCGCTGCTGTTTCTGGTAACTCAAAATGTTTTGCTCCCTTATACATCCCCCCAGCCCCGGCAATAATTTTCAACGGACTTAAATTAAATTTTACCTTTGATAGATTAAATTTAATTAGACTTTCTTTATATAGCCTTATAACCTCTGCGCAAGCTGTATCTATTTCATTTATTGCTGCCTTTAGCTCCATCTCTCGGTTTTCAGCTTTTAACACCCTTATGTTCAATTCGTTAATTTTGTTCATAAGGTTTTTTAAATTATCCTTCCGTTTTAGCCTAAACTCCAGTGCATCATTAATATTAACACTCACGTCTGGCTCTGGAATAGAATTTATCAATGTAAATAACTCACCATTATCAGGTGCAACCTCTTTACTATTCTTAATCAAGACCTTATCAGCCTCACTGGCAATAAAGTTTATATCTTTACGCGCGAGTGAATCGATCATAAATTTCATGTTTGCTTCATATAATAGTGTGGCAAAATTACCACGACCATTGATAGGCAAAATAACCTCAGTATATAAGCCTTCCCTCTTCAGCTCTGGAACACCTGGAGTGTCATTATTAGAAATATGGATTAAATTGTTGTTTGTTGTGATTATTTTATCCCAATAAAGAGCGTTTATTAATAATTTCCTGTAGTTTAAATTAGATTCTGCTATATGCAGGCTATTATTATCTGCGTTAATAAACATATCAGGAAACATTAAAACATGATTTTCCATTTAATCACCCATAGTATGTGTAGTAATAAAAAATAAGTTATGTAACTTTATTAGTTTGATTAACATGGGTAAACATTAATACCCATAAAAAATATACTAGAACTATGTTTAGGATTGTTCTATATGCACATAAAAAAAAGCGCAAAACAACTCATAAAGAGATTGATTTTACCTAATAAACAAAATAAGATTACCAAAATGGTAAATTTACAACCCATTTCCCTTGTGCCATAGTGATCGGGCATCGGCAAAATCCGGTGCCGGGATTGGCGTCCCGGTTAATGTCACAGCGCACGACACGCGCTAGCGTGTTTTTTTGTGCTTACGCTTCAGTGTACCTATTCAATGGTGGGCTGGGCGGGGGTCCGAAAGGACGCCGGTTCCCTGTGACGCCGGTACGCCAACTCCGTTCAGTTCACCACCAGTAATTGGCGTTGCGGTGGTGATCGTCCTAGTCACAGGAGATTCACTATGAACACCAACCCATCAGTTTTTTCATTCGAATCGCACAGCAACATTCGTGCAGTTAATATCGACGGCAATCCTTGGTTCGTTTCTTCTGATGTTTGCAAGGCCATAGGCATCAAACACACTGCTAGTGCCATGCGCGCTTTAGACGATGATGAAAAGGGGGTGCATTCAATGCACACCCCTGGTGGTCAGCAAGATTTCACCATCATCTCCGAGTCTGGCCTCTACACCCTTATCCTCCGCTGCCGCGATGCGGTGACGCCGGGCACCATCCCCTACCGCTTCCGCAAATGGGTAACCAGCGAGGTGCTGCCGCAGATCCGCAAGACTGGCCGCTACGTTCGGGAAGAACTCTCCCAGGCTGATAAAGCCCGCATGCTGGCGCAGGAGATGACCAGCAGCATGTTGCCGGCGATCATGGATGCATTGCAGGTCGAGCAAAAGCATTACACCTTCCCTCTTAACCGACGCTATCAGGATCACATCCATTCACCTGATGGCCTGCGTGAACTGGCGAAAAACTCAATGGTGATGAATCTGCTACGCGAACTCGATGCTGACGGGCATGATGTGTCCGGCGCCGCCGCAGAGGTCACGGCCATGCTCAGCTACATTGTTGGTATCGGCACCGTACTGCGCGACATAGAGACGCATGCTCAGTACGTGATGGCTAAGGCCAAGGGTTACTGAGGTTGCTGGCGCAGGGAAGCGCCTTAAAATTCATGACACGTAACCTATTCATATCTATTGATATCACGTTTTTATTGCTCTGCTCATCTTGCAACCAACAATACCTGTGGGTATATTTACACCAAAGGTAAAAGGAGGCGCACTATGAGAACTGATGATGTGTTGAAATTCTCGAGCCTTTTCAAAGTAAACGTGTGTCACGATACAGAAGAGAATGTATGGGTGGCATACTGTGAAGACCTTGGGCTCTCCACTGAAGCTGACTCTTACGAAGATCTGACCGAAAGAGTGTGGGAGATAGCTCCTGAGTTATATGAAATGAACGGATACAAAGGCAACCTCAAAAGGCTGCATTTATCCTTCGTTCAGGAACAGAACTTCACTGACAGAATGGCACTGTAGTGTATGGGTACAGGACTATACCCTACGCTCGTTGATATCCTTAAATCTGCAAAATGCTATTTTGTCAGGCAAGGAAAAGGGAGTCATGAGATATGGTATAGCCCATTATCATGCAGGAATTTTTCTGTTCCATTCACTGTGAAATCAAAGCATACAGCAAACAATATTTTAAAAGACGCTGGCTTGCCGAAGTTTTTTTAATAAAATTCTCATGGATTAATCATATGAACATTGATGAAGAATTTAGTTTTGTTTCCGAAATATCTAATTCTAAAAGAATGATTGAATCGATAATAAAATCAGGATTATTAGAAAACATTGAAACTGATACATTGATTTTCAATTCAATCCTCATCAACTTACTTATTTTAACAAGAGATATAACATATAAATCATTTAAGTTAGGGAATGAAATTTCGTTTACTGATGACGTCATTATTACCAATAAAATAACAAATGTTTCCATGCTAATAAAATATGCTAGAGATGCAGCATGTCATATCGACTCAGACAATCATATATCAATAGAAACCGGGGCAAAATTCAGTTTTAACATTTGTTTTGGAAAAGGAAATTTAGCAAATATAAATGGCGTTGAGTTTCGCTCAGATTATTATGATGATGTTTGCATATTTATAGGTGATCAAAAGATATATTTAAAACGACATATATATAGAGCAGCAACTGAAGCAATTCAGTTTTTCAAAGAGCACTACAAAGATACTGAATTTAGTTTTCATCTTCGGTAATCAATTGATTCTCATTAAGCCCGCTATGCGGGCTTTTTGATGGATGAAATCTGAGCGCAGCGCTACAATCATAAAGCCACGGTTCAGTGGTCTACACATGGTAAGTGAAAATGAAAAAAGCATTAGCAGTGCTGTTTGTTCTGTTGTCTCTGGGCTCTTCCGCACAGGCTTTCGCTGGTAACTGCCAGCATCCTGATGATACTGCAGCTGATGGCTCACGCTGTGGCGGCCGTTCTGCTGACTCCCGCCCCGGCGGTCAGTGATAATTAAGGCCGCGAAAGCGGCCTGTTTAACTCATTCATACATTCATGATTCCACGACTTGCCCACAAAGAAATCACATTCTTATAAAATTGATAATCCTCTTTTTTTTGATTCGCAGTTGGATCGGATACGCCGATACTTACCATTAACTTTTCTCTTTGTATAAAATCATCAATAGCATTATCAGGAGTGTCACCTTTTGTAGATCGCCACAAGGTTTCATAAAACTTTGAGGCAATATCAAAATCAATTAATTTAGAATTATATGCAAGGTTGAACATAATTATTCTGAAACCCATTAATTTGAAATTAAATTCACCTTTAACAATATCTTCTCCACCATACTGTTTTGCGAAAGCTAATGATTTCTTGAACATTTTTAACCCCTGCCCATAATTGTCTTGCATAATCCTGTATAAGGTCATGCGCTCATCATTGCTGGACTGGTACGGCTCGAGAAGAATTCTCGAAAGTACGAAGGTTTCAAAGTGCTCTTCATTTCTCATTGATAACGCAAAGTCAACTGCCGCAAGCGATGATTGGTAAACACCCTGATCATTCATCTCGGTAAGCAGTTTTAATGTTTCTTTTGAAAAAACAGAAACACCAGATTTCTCTAAAAAATTACCGAACTTACCAAGAATCCCCATGATATTTCCTTATTTCATCTGCTCTTCAACTTTGTTTAGTAGTGGTGATATCGCCCACAGGTTCTGAAATGGTAGCATTTTACGGGCCGCGTGGGTTTGCTGGCTGTCAAATTCTCCGTTCAGTACCCCATGCGCCACCGTTGCAGCATCACCACCGAGATCGAAGGTCGGCCCAAGCAATGCGCCTATAGCATTGCGGCTCTGGAACCTGGATACCGGCGGCGCCCCAAACATCGCGCCAAGACCAAACCTGCCGCCGCTTACATTTTCAAGGGTGTTCAGCGGCTCTGACAACCATCCCAGCATGCCGCCCCTGTCGATCCCCTCTTTCACAAGGTTATTCCAGCTGTAATCTATGTCACGACCGCTAAGCTTTTGCTTCATCATATACACCATCGAGCCCAGCGCAACAGTTCCAAGAGCACCAAGATAGAATGATGCATCGCCCTGCTGAATGCCAGATATCAGAACGCGGTTATGCTGAGCAAATATAAACGTTTTGAACTGTGTGATCAGCTTCCACCCCTCTTTACTGAAGAACAGCGGCGTATCGCCAACGCCAGGGGTTACAATCACCGAATCGACATCCTTCAGCACCGCGGCCTGGAATATCTCCCTAACGTGACGATCGTCCCACAAGTGGCTGTGGCCGGTTAGAAGTCCATCCATATCCTCGCCGTGCTTACCGAACTGCTCACCGATGCGCCGCAGCATATCCTCATTGATACCAACCTGCGCCATCTTGCGTAATTCGGTTTTGGCTATCTCGCCGCCGCTGGATATCTGCCGAGCCGCATCAAGTATCCTCGACTGCACAATCATTCCTGACCACGATTTAAGCACGCTGTTCCACTGGTTCATCAATGTCCAGTTCCCAAACTTTTGCGTCATCCAGTTAAGACCTCGCTCGAATGCAGTGCGCCGGCTGTAGGGATCGGTCAGGTCGGCAATAGCTTTGGTTCGCGTTGAAAGAACGTACTCCAGGCCAACAGACATTTCGCGCAGGTCTTTTGTGGCGATCTTTACGGCATCCATGTTCCTTAGCATGCTGGCCATAGGACCGAGAGATTTACGCAGACCATGCTGCATCATCGGCCGCATCAGATCAGTTGCCGCAGCGACGGTCATGCCGCCAAGCAGGCGAAGGAAGTTAACATTCCTTGCAACCCTCCCAGCCCGAACAAAGAAACTGCGAGGATCCTGCGGGGCGCCGTAGGTACCGAGAAGGCGGTCGCGCATTGCAGTTATATCCCTGATATCTGCTTCGCGTTGTTTTTCAAGCGCAGCGCGTTGTTTAGGCGTTTTCGCCTCTTTGATCAGCCGCGTATATTCTTCGCTAACCTGGCGAATCTGATCCCCCATGTCTTTACGGCCGAACTGCGCAGTCAGTTCGATTTCCGGAGCCACCTGCCTGAGGTAGCTTTCCATGATGTGATTGACATCTGACTCCAGGAAATCCTCTATACGTTCATCGGGAATAAGCAGAGTTCGGCTTTTGGTGAAACCAGCCCGGCCAACGAGTCTCTCCGGGATAATATCGGCAGGAACAAGTCCGGAAGGTGCGCCGATTATTTTATTCACGATCTCGTCAGCAGCGTCCTCTGCTTCCTCTCGGGATAGAGGTTCCATCTGCTTTAGAGCCCGCTCGCGGCTTGCATTCAGCCTTGTGGTTGAATTTGCCCGTTTTTGCAGTCGGCGAAGCTCAGAACGGTATTTCCGTGGGTTATCCAGCAACTCCATATGGCGCTGATAGACCGGAAGCTCTTCTTTAGCCTGAGCTATATCATCAAGCCGTGTTTTAAGATCAGAGCTTTCTTTCATCATTCTGGCCTGAAGTCTTTCTGATGAAGTATCAGCCAATTGTTTTTCTATTCTGGTAAGGCGCGCCTGTGTGTCAGCTTCCTGAGATATGAGCTTATTGCGTTTATCCAGCTCTTCCATGAGTAGGATTTTTTTCCCGGACCATTTCTCGGCTTCAGCGATATCACTCGCCAGGGCCTCAGCGCGCGGCGCTGATTCCTCCGCATTTTTCAGACCTGCATTTATCTTTTCAATTCTCTGACCGGCTTTATCAGCTCCTTTGGCACTAATACCCTGTATCCAGTTGGCTATCCTCCCCCTGAATTCAGTGCGGTCTGAAAGTATCTTATCGAACTTATAAATACGTGGAAGATAGCTTTGTGCCGTCACAACATCGACATCTTCCGGAAGGATCCCAAGCTCCTGCATACGGGCTTTTGTGCTCTCGAAAATAGGTCGAATACTGGCGGCCGCCTGCGCCACTTCAGGAATATCACTCTGATCGCCGCGGCGCATAGCCATGCCCACAGCCTCATTGAAATCTACAAAGTTCATCCTCTTCGCACCGCTGGCGCTGACGGACTTGCTGTACTGCTGATAAGCGTCTCGGGTGGTTTCCATCTGCTTATAGAGCATGGCATCGTATTGCTTAATCTTTGTTTCTGCTGCCGTAAATGTAGCTAGGCCTTCGTCATTTTTAGCAAAGAAATAGTTATTCTCAGCCAGTTGCTGGTTTATCTGTCGGGAAACCAGTGATGGAGACTGAGCTAACCGGCCAGCAGGCGTGACGCTGAGTGTTTTATTTGCGAGACCAAGCCCAGCTAGTTGCTCCTGATCTAGCGTCGTATTGAACACCTGCGCGGCGCCAATGCTCTGCGGAGAGTCCATGCCCCGCAAATTTTCACCAATGGCATTAGCAACAGCGGAGCGCTGAGCGGGCCCTGCAAGAACCTGTGCGCCAGCGCCAAGAATACCGCCAACAAGCGCATCAACCGCTACGTTTGAAATGCTATCCATCGCCGATCTTGTTTCCTGCGTCGCCTGCAATGACGCTTCTGACGCAACTCCGCCTGCGGCGTTAGCTAAGGCAAAGCGCCCAGCTGTTTCTGCTATGCTCCCGCCGCGGGCCACGGCTCCGGCAGGAATGAACATCGCAGCGACATTAACCGGATCAATCATTCCCATTGCCAGACTTGAAATCGTTCCTGCGCCTCCGACCTCGGATAGATATTCCCTGTCCGCCTTCTGCTGATCTATGCGGTGCTTAATAGCAAGAGTTTCCTCTGGCGATCCGGAGTTGATAAATGAATCAGCAAAGTCCTCATAGCCTTTAATATCTGCGGCATCATTATCAAACGGGTTATAGCCGTCAACTCGGTCAAACTGGCTGAACGGAGCGCTGGCGATAAAACTACCCAGGGAGTTATCTATGCGGAAAGCTGCTTGCCTGGATTGCTGAATGCGCTGATCGCTGGTAAATGGATTTACGGCAGAGAGCAAAGAAGGCGTTTCCATATAAAAATCGCTGTCATCTGGCGTGGCTATCTGCTGAATGTCCTCGCCAAGCAACTCTTTCGGATCCTGTTCATACGTCGGCATTATTTGCCCCCTGCGTAAATGTTGCTAGGAAGGTTATTGGCTGAACCATAGCCAAAAGGCTTAGTCAGATCTGGCGGCGTATAGCCTTCATTGTTACTGAACTGCGGTAATGGATTTCCTTCTCGCTTCACTCTAGCCTCATCGACTCGTTGCTGCTGGAACTGCATGGTTTGCCTGTACATCGGAGATGTCTGCTGATCTGGTTTGAAGCGAACGGGAAGCCCATTCTCACCATAATACGGACGGACATCATCGTAACCGTCCTGATTTTTCTGTCTCACCATGACCGCATAGCTTTTATCTCTTGGCGTGACACCATCAGGAACGATAACCAAATCAGTATCACTACGAGCACCACCAAAAGCTTTAGCTTTAAGCTCGTTTTTCTCCTGATACCATTGGCCTTCTATCCAGTTACCGGATCCACTGTTTACCCCATAAAGCGCTTCTGGGGCATATTTCATAACCTCTGCACTACCATTAATAGTAGAAACTCCCCATGTGGTTCTGATCATGGCGTTGGTCATTTTCTCAGCCTGGTCTGCATCGCCACCAGTCTGTGCAAAGTTTGCATCGTAAATTGTCTGGTAATCACGTTGATAGGCCGCATTTGATTTGCCTGGATCGGTAATGTCTGGAGACCAAGAACCAAATGAGGTCAGGCTACTGGCGTTGTTTTGTGCAGCAGTTGTCCGTGCGGCGACATATTTTTTGTCTCGCATGGCAGTGGAAAGCATCTGTTTCATCCGGTCATCCTGCTGGAATACCTGGCTATATGCCATGTCCACAGCCTTATCCTCCGGAACTCCAGCGCGGGAATAATCGTAAACCTTCCCATAAAATGCCATCGTTCCCTTATCAAGGGTTGCCGCGGCCGCCGGGTTATTATCGAATAACTGGCCGTAGAATTTTGCCATAGGAACAACCAGTGCAGGATCTCTTGAGGTTGCTCCGCTGTTAAGCATAGTTTTGACCTGCGTTGGTATCATGCCGCTTTTAGTTGTGACGGTGGCCAGCGCATTGATGCTCTGCGGATCAGATATCGAAAACGAAGGCGCAATATCCTGAGCAAAGTAATGGTCCACGGCTGCCTGGTTACTTTTGTCGTTAGGATCTAAGGGGAAGTTATTTTGCAAGGATGAAACTAAGCGGTTGCGCCCCTGTTGTGCCTGCCACTCTGTATCCATTTGCTTAAATTTGCTCTGCATTTTCTCCCATCGTTGCTGGTTAGCTGCAAAGCCAGGAGCATTTGGATCCTGTGGGCGAAGTCGCTCAAGAATGTCCTGTCGTCCTTCAGGGGTAAGGTCCTTAGCTGCACCAATTACGCCGCCATATTGTATCTGCGCCTGCATATCTTGCCATTTCAACGCCCCAACGCGAGGGCCATTAGCCCGGATAAAATCAGCCTCAGAAGGTAATTGAGCCGGTCTAAGCCCCTCATCAAGAGCTGAATATGCATCCTTCACTACAGAGCTAAGTTGTTCAGCATACTGTTGACGGTACTGGTTATTAAGCTCGTTAGCCTGCCTCAATGCCTGCATTTGCATTTGAGGGCTCATAGCATCAAAAGCGGCATTTCCCGTATAGCGCTTTGGTGAATCAAGGTTAGTTAACCCGAGCGCAGCCGACACGCCAGTTTCAAGCTGGTCAGCACTGTATGGGACACTGCCATTTTCATGCTTAACAATACCGGCACACAAAGCTGCAAGGGTTTTAGGGTTGGACACATCAAGCGGGTCATTAGCTCCCACACCAAGGGCGCTGCACAGCGCCTTGATATAAGCATCGGTGTTATTGCCATCGCTGGCCGGCGCCCAACGATTAACGATCTCGCTCACGGTGTCGTATCCCTGGCGCTGGTACGACAGCAGGTTTTTACCCAGCGCGCGGATCCCATGCTCGGGCGTCGCAAAAGTAGCAAAACGGCCATCACTCCCCGTCTGCCCCTCCCAGGGGTTTGAACCTGCTTCAATATTACCGGGGTTGTTATTCCTCAGGCCCCTGGCTGCGCCAGAGTTACCGTGAGCCACAACGCGGCCAACGCCATCTAGATCGCCTGGCTCGCCGTTTTTTTGAAGGAGATCTCCAAACTGCTGAGCAATATTCCCAGTAGTAGCCTGCCACCCCATCTGCTCTTTGAGCTGCGTTTTTTGCTGCACGCGCCATTCATCAGGCATGCCATGAACATCAGCATACTGATCAATGGCATCAAAACGCTGTTTGGCAAGACTCACGAAGGCCGGGTTATCGTTATAAAGACCAGTGGACTGAGTTACGGCCAGAGAGTTCCCAGAAGTAAACACCTGATCCTGAAATTGCTGGAACTGGCCAACCTCATACCGGCGGGCCTGGTTGTGAAATGACTGCATGGACTGCTGCAATTGAAAAGATAACTGCTGACGGGCTTCGCCATCCGGCACTGTAACCAGCAAGTCCTGAGCTTTCTGCTGCATGTTCTGCATGACGACATCGCTTTGCCCGAGCGCAGCCTTTCCCTGCTTCGTTATCAGACCATTGTCAGGATTGTTGAACTGGTCATCACCGAACTGATTAAACTGCAGCAGAGCATCCTGACTAAGCGCGACATCAGCCTTGCGCTTTGCATCAGCCATCATATTGATCGACGTATCAGCAGCCTGCTGGATGCCCTGCACCAGCGGATTTTCCGGCACACGAAGATTACTCGTCATCACCGGCGCGGTTTGCGTCTGGCTCTGGCGTTGATATTGCGGAACGGTTGGCATAGTCAGCTCCTTTTACTTAGCGGAAAGCGGCTTCCAGGTACCGCCCAGCGTCTTGTATGCATTAAGACCGGTCAGCGTGGAGTTGAGCAGTGTTGAACCTGCGCCAAGCATTCCGGACTGCTTATCAATTTTCCCTTGCGCTCGGCTGGTATCAGCCTGGAACTGCAACCCAGCGGCCTGTCGCTGGCCGTTGTTGATGGTGGTCAGCGCGTCGAGCGTGCCCTGCTGCATGGTTTCAGTTGTCAGGTCCAATGCGTTACCGCTCGTCAGGTCGGCGCCGTTAGCCGCCAGAGCGGTGGTCTGTTGACCGGCAACCCGCCGGGCCTGCTGCCGCTGCTGGTATGCCTGGTCATTAGCTGTATTAATAGTGTCGCGGGCGGCCTGCTCCTGAGCGTCGGCGTTAGCGTTCGCCAGCGCGGCGTTAGCGCGGCCTGTCTGGATCTGGCTGTAAGCGCTGAGACCGCCAGAGACGGCGGAAACTGCCAGCGCTGCGGTACCGACATCACACATGGTCGATCTCCTTCGTAAAGTGGTGAAATGGCATGCCCTTTAATCCGTATGGCTCAGGGTCAGCAAGAGTGAACCCCATCCAGTTAAGCCAGGATTTTGCTGCGTGGTTACGCGCATCTACGTAATTTTCAAGCACGCGATATCCGCGTGACATGTCACGAAGAACCGGGCGGCAATGGCGGAGGAATGTCAGCGGCTGATGCTCAATGTGGTCGGTGCTTACAAGCCACGGAATACCGCGCCCGGTGATGATCGATGCCGGAGATATACCGAAGATGGTTACCACCTGGCCGTTAATCATCCCTGCAGCGGCTACCGAAGCGCTTTTCATGGCGCGAGTGATGACTTCCTCCGGAGTCATACCGGCGGCAGCCATAAACTCATCGTGGTCTGCCTGGCGGACATGCGGGAGAATGGCGCTGATATGCTCGTCAGTAACGCTGACTATCTCAACTTTCCGCATATCAGCCCCCTACCGTTACGCGCGGTATAATGGCCAGAATGCCAAGCGGCAGCGGATCGGAATGGCTAATTACAACCCGCCCGTTACGCTCCCAGTTTGCATCGAGGTTCATATCGATGATGCCCGTCTTTAGCCCTACCGGGTCGTCGTAGAATTCCCACTCACGCTGGGTATACTCCAGTAAGTGAGCATCATCTGTTCCGGCCCAAACCGATCGCCCACTGTTGAGCATTACGCAAAGCTGATTAATGAGTTTGGTCTTATCCAACAGCGTTGACTGCCCTGCAACGTTCACGTCCAGCGTTTCGATAACCGCGGCTACCGGCAAACCGATATGCACCACTGACGAGTGGTTTTCGATCGTCACTTCGCCGCCTGATACAACCTGCTGAGGTTCAACGTTACCGTCGGCCAGAATGCTGACCGTCTGCCCTTCCAGGTGGGATAATCCGGCAAATGTCTGGCGGGCGATTGACCAGGTGGATTGCGCGCTATTGCGCAGTGCTGCAGGTACATCACGGTTTACCAGCACGGTAGCGACGGTTGAAGAAACGACTTCAGCAATGCTTATGCGCATCGACTTGCTGACACCGCCTTCGGTGTAGGGAATATGAATCTCGTAATCAGTGCTCGATGAGTCGAAGATTGCAGAGCTGCATGTTAGCGTGAATTCATCCTGGTAGGTCCAGCCACCAGCGGTGCTAATCGTCATCGTGCGTGTCGAATCGGTATTTTCTCCGCTGTAAGACAGGCCAGAATCCACGAAAAATGCATCCTGCTGTTCTGTAAACTGCCGGGTATTCAGTCGCTCAACATAACGAACTGTCGATCCATTCACCGTACGGCGAATAAGCGCATAGACCGCATCTTCCTGCCCTTCGCTAATACTGCAGATCGATTCGACATAGCCATTAGTCATCGGGTGCGGATGCCAGGCATATACCTGCTGCTCACGGAGATAAGTCAGGCCAAGCAGCATTCCGTCACTCCTCGCACACCATGCAACGCTGAACGGCTGTACAGACAAAGCCCAGTCCCTGATGCTGTAACCGTTAAACAGGTGACTGGCCAGGAGGGTCAGATCACTTGATTGATAGCTGTCCTGGTCGAATGAGTAAAACAGGTCACGGATGATGGAGCCCTTCTGCTGAACGTACAGTGCAACGCTGCCAACATTGATTGGAGCCAGATCACTGCTACCGTTGAATGACTGACCGGACATCGCAAAGCCGCCAGTTCCCGTCAGGTTACCGTTGCTGTCGCCTGTCACCTTGAACTCTCCGCCGCTGGTCAGCACGATAAGCTGACCGACATCGAGAAGATGCAGGATTTTGTTCAGCTGGCGACCGGCGTAGTTATAGGTTATCGCATCGTCGTCAACCTTCGGGTTGCTGCGATAGAAGTTGTGATAATCACCGGTACGGCTACACCATATAGTTTGAGGAAATGCCCGGCTGCCGCCGAAAATCAGCCGCTGCTGGTAATAGGTAACTGTACCCGGGTAGCCGTCTGTATCGTTCCAGGCATAATGCGCCCATTTGTAAGTGGCGAAGGTGCTACCTACCACTTGCGCTGGCAGCTCGATCTCACCATCCTGACGTGGCACAACGTCGGCTGTTGCAGTTAGTCCATCTCCGGCGACGGCGGTAATACGGCACACGCCAAAACCACTATGCAGATAGCGCCACAGCACACCGTTACGGCCACCAAGACCCCAGCCATCCCAGGAATCTCCCGTTGTATGGGTCGGAGCAACAGTGCCAGTTGTGCCATTAGAACCGCCGTCAACACAGCGATAAAAGTTTTCCTGATATCGGCACTCGTCACCGATCCCGATGTCTTTATCGGTTTCCCACCGACCAACACTATCTACCGCTTTCTGTTCCATGTAGAACAGTTTTCCCACGTGCTGGCTTTTGAAAATCGGGCTGCTGGCAGTCAACGTTACGGATCCAGTTCGGCCTGAGGCGTACACAGTTACCGAGTCGTCTGTGTTCAGGTCCTGGAATGGCCCGCTGGTCGTTGTCACTGCGGCGGTGCGCCAGTCAGCCTCTCCGTAACGGCGGATCTCAAGCGGCGGATAATCGTTGTGGCACACTGTCATCACATCGGCAGACTGTGTAAATTTCAGCTCAGAAATGACGCTCACCGGCCATGGGGTAGCCACTTCAACAGGGCCGCCGCCGTCCGTAACCAGCGCGCCGTTAGACCAGACGCGAAAATAGTGATCGCCGAGCTCGAGCGCATAGGTTTGCGATACGCTGAACTGGAAAGGTATTAACCGGCAATAACGGTCTGCATATTTCGCGCTCCCCAGGAACCGGAAACCGGGACGATTTTCAATGCCACCTGACTGCCGGACGATAAAGTTGCGGCAGCGGCGCAACGACGTCTGGTATTTTTCAAGATCGATTCGACCATACAGTGAAGGAGATATCTCGCCGCCTGCAAGCGACGGCTGCACCAGTGAATAGGCCATCAGCAGATCCTCGCACTGGCAAGGTCAGACATCGCCTGCTGCGGTTCATGTGCCTCATCCAGAGAGCGTTGCATGGCCGCCGTAAGCACCTGCTGATAATTGGCCATTGCCTGCTGGCCGAGACTGGCATTTGCCGCGATAGGCATGGCTATTTCTGCCGCCATACGCCACGAAAGCGCATCAGCGAACAGGGCATCAAACATCGTCGGGTCAGTAATGCTTTTCACGTATAGCAGTACCGCCTGAGACTCATTGGTATGAATGACGCGGCCAGTGCCATCTTCATTGCTGCCAACCTCAAAAACAGGCTTATCCTGCAGAACGATATGAGACCCAGTGAACCACTTCGGTAATATGGCAGCTATGCGCGCGCAGTCGGTAGGGTACTGATACCGGAACAACCATCCCGGCGCAGGGTCGCCAAGGTCAGCCAGGACAACGCGCGACATGGCAAAGTTCCAGTCGTTGTCTGCCAGAACTGCGTCGCGCATGGACTCGTAAAACAGGTTGCAGGTATATGCCTCTTTGGTCTTTTCGGTGAGGCTGTTAATCGTCCGGCTGTTGCCTATACGTGCCAGCGCGATATTGCAGATATTGATCACTGATGCCATATCATCCACCAACTAAAAAGGGGCTTTCGCCCCTTTGGTTATGAGGGCTTACACCCCGAGTTCTTTTCGCCTTTCGGCGATCTTCGCCTTCAGAGTTTCCGCTTTGGTATTGAAATGCGGCGCTTCGCCGAACATTTCTTCATACTGTTTGCGCAAATCGTCGAGCTCGGTTAACTCTTCTGCACTGGCCGGGACAATCTTTTCGCTCAGGCTGGCATCAACGGAAACCAGATTACTTCCCGGCTCACCGTCGTAGGTAACGATGTCGCCCGGCTCATGCAGGCGGCCATTGATGAATGACCGCTTAGCGACTTTGTACTCAGGCATTGGTTTGCACGCCTCCGGTGATACCCGCAGTGACTTTGCCAGTGGTCGGCGCAGTACCAGTCACCGTATAGTTCAGACGGATGTAGCGTTCCATCTTCATCGGCAACGTGATAACCGGCGACTTATAGCCCAGCACCAGAGACGCCAGAGGGATCGTCATGGACAGCACGTCCGCAGCGGAACTGAATGCAGAGTTGTCATCGGTTTGCACCGTCACAGTCAGGCTGGTCAGGTTGTTGAAACCTTCAACAACCTGAATCAGCAGCGGGATATCGCCATATTTACCGACGTCTTTATTGCTGCCGGTATCAATGACGTTGGTCGAAGCAGCCGTGGCCGTAATGGCCTGAGCTGCGGAAAAAAGCGCTTGCTGGTCGAGCAGCATGATCCCCCCCTTACGCCGTTACGGCTGATTCAGTATTCAGGATGGCGTCAGCGCGACGGATCGGAATACCCAGGAAAGAAACGATTTTCTTACCGGCATATTCGTCGATCGTCAGGTTAACGTTTTTCGCATTCATAGCCTGCTTGTGCAGCCAGGCATGGATGGTCTTGTTGCAGTAGATGACCTCTTTGCCATCGCCCAGCATTGCCACATCACGCGCGTAGTACGCATCGACCATCATGCTGATGAGGTCGGCGCCGGTTGCAGCATCTTTGGTCAAGGTGGTGACATCGATGTTGCAGATGCGCGAGATCGAACGCCAGTCACGGACTGACAGGCCGAGATGCCATTTGAACTCATCACGGTAAGCCAGGAACTGACCGCCGTTCGCATCGCTGACCAGGTCATTACCCAGATCCTGATGCTGGAACCCGGCGACCATACCTTCCGGATAGATCATGTGCGCAGTGTTCTCACCCCAGGACATGAACCAGATGGAGGTATTGGTAGAACCACCACCACCGGCGCTGAATACGTTCTCCGCGCTGGCCGCTTTGGAAGTGCTCAGAGTGTTGAAGCGCGGAGCCAGGCCCATGAACGCTTCCGGCTCAGCATCGGTATTGCCGTAGAAGGTGTAGCGGGAAACCTTGTTGTTGAAGCCCTGCAGCTTGCCCATGTTCTCGGACACGCGGAACGAGTCCGCATTACCGGAGCGATCGGCCAGGTCTTTGTCCACAAAGCCAAGGTCGTACAGCATACCGGTAGTGTCAGTCACCGGGACGGTCTGGGTTTTGGTAGGCTGCACGCCCTGGTTGTAACGGCGCCACACCGGCTCGGGAATACCGGCACGAATGGTGGTTTTGTGCTTGGAACCGTCATTACACGGCACGTAAATCGCATCGGTAATGACATCGTTGCTTTTCGCCAGTTGCTCGACGATTTTAGCGATCCGCCCGTTCTTGTCGGTACGGCTGTACACGTCAAGAAGAGAAGGCAGCGTCTGACCAATTAAAGCCATGATTACACCTCACTATTTTTTGCTTGGATAAAACGCTTCGACCAGATCGTTTTTCGGCGATCCGTTACCCTGGCCAGTGACGAAACTGTCTTCACTCATCAACTTGCCTACCTTTGCGAACGCCCGAACCATTTCCGGGTGGTTACCCAGGCCGGTCGAGTCAAGGAATTCGCGGAACTCTTTCGATGCGAAGGTATCCAGCGCCTTCTGCGCGTGTCCGACGGATACCGTTAATTTGTCGCCACCGATTTCTTTGTCAGCCTTCGTGTCAGCTGCCCACTGTTCAACCTGCTGCCCCCACGACTCAGCCTGGCGGTTCTGGATTTGCTCCTGCAGTTGTGGCCACAGCCCAGCCAACTTCTGCGCCTGGTCATTAGAAAGACCAAGCTCGCGCGCCACGGGCTCAAACAGCTCAACAGCTTTTGAGTCCAGCTCAGTGCCTTCAGGTGCCGTTAGTTCATATTTTTCTGGAACCGATGGTTCAGCAGAAGGAGCTGGCTTATCGCCAGTCGGCTCAGGTTTATCACCATCAGCTGGCGAAGGTTCTGGATCTGCTGCTGGTTGTTGCGCTGCTTCAGATTGCTCAGCCGCAGGAGTCGGGGATGGTTCGGATGCTGCTGGAGCTGCCCCACCATCTGCAGGCTGCTCATTGCACAAACGCCGATACATCAGACGCTCAAATAAATTCATCGCTATTCCTCGCTGGCCTCTTTGGCCATTGCCAGATACTGATCGGGACACGCTTCCATCACGTCGGAAAAGACTTTCAGTCCCGTGTTACGTTTTCCTTCGGCGAAGGCTGCCGAGAGCGCCTCACCGGTATAAGTCGTACGCCACACTCCAGCCTGCTCAATCAGGCGCCAGATGAAACGGCGGCCGTGTTCTGTCTCGCAGATGAGGCGCAGGTCATTAAGTTCGTTCTCGCGCCGTAACTGCTGCCTTTTGAGCTCATCTGCTGCCAGTTCTTCACGCTCTTCTTCGCTCAGGTAATCAGTCATTGCGTCACCGCCGGCTGCTGAGCAGCATCAGAGAGGGTTTTTAACAGGCTAGGGTCAGCGGTGTTGGTATCGCTCAGGGTCTTAGCAGTTGCGCCAGCTTGCTGGGCCATAGCCATCATCTGCTGCTGTTGTTCCATTTGAGCTCGCTGTTCGCGCGTGGCTTGCACCTCATCATCGGAGTTAACGATCGTGGCCGGTACGCCGAGCATATTTCCGTACTCGTCAATCGTCTGGTCGATATTGAGTTTGTCGAGCGCCGCGGGATTGGCTTTTGCAAGATTCCCAACAAAGCCAACAAAGCGCTCAACGCTGCTGATCCCTATAGATTTCTGGGCCTGTGCCAAAATGGATACATATTCAACTTTCAGAGGAGTGCCCTGCAGTTCTTCCGGTGGCTCAGGAAAGAGGTTGCGGCGCGCCATGATGTTGAATGTGCGATCAACGAAAGGATCAAGGAATTCATCATTAAGTCGCTCCAGGACTGGACCAAGCTGCAGGAGTTTCTCATCCTGCATTGCGGCCACAGCTTCCACTGGCATGCTCCTGGTGTTGATGGTGCTGAACAGGTTAAACAGGTCAGAGAAGAAGCAGGCTTCAATCATTTGGCGGTCATCAGCAATGCTGCCGAGCATGTCATTAAGCTGAGGGCTGACGGCGTAAGCCGGACGCACTAGCTTGGTAGCATCAACCTCATCAACATAAGTGACGCCGCCAGGGGCAAGGTTGATCAGCTTATTTTTAAGACCTGTCGGGGCCACCATTGGCGGGTTAACAAGCTTATCGATCGCGTTAGCTTTGCGAATTTGCTCCAGCTGCAGCGCCTTACCAGTACCGAGCGCCATCATTCCCGGGCAGTTACTCCCGTAAACGTCTTCCCCGTTAATCTCCCAGCGCGGTGAAAGGATAGGCGGCTCATCAAAACCAGCCTCACGAAGGAGCTTGTCACCGTCTCCGGACAACTCGAAATACACCGATTTGAATGCCTTGTTACGGGAATTCAGCTTGCCGTTCACACGATCGATATTGGGCTCTGTCAGATGGACCACATCGAACCATGCTTCATAGTTCGCGTTATCCCAGGCGCCGCGCACGGCGTTACTGACGTTGTCCAGGCCAAACTGCATAACAATCTGGCGGGCAGTCATGGAGAAAACGCGATATGTGGTATCGACTGACAATCGATGCGAGTTTGACAGGTAGTAACTTCCGATCGGCAGAGGATGAGTACGAATCACATCTTCGTCGTCTTCGAGAACCGCCATAGCCGCGGTACCAAAAACACCAAGGTGCCGGTAGATAATCGGCAGGGACTGGTAGACGTTAGAGCGGTTCATGACGTCGTTCATCCTAGTCATGACCACATCAAGCCAGCGTTTTACCGGTCCATATTGCATCATCTCCGGATCCGGCGTTGCCAGCTTAAACCATGGGCGGGTTGGGCTGGTGATACCTGACAGCATGCCTGATTGCAGAGTGCGGGCAGCTTTAGAGGCGGTAGGGTCAACGATGCGGGTATTACGCTTGCTGCCGTTGTTTCTCTCCGTCGTAAGAAAGCGCGTACTGCGCGGATCGATAAATTCCGCCAGTTCGCGCCAGTGCTCCTCAAAGCTGGTGCGCTCATTTTTGAGCTGCCCCAGGTGTTTGAGGTAATGCTGTTTCGGAGAGAGTTCGGCCATGGATTACGCCCCGAGCAGGGTCTTACCCTGAGTGCCGCCAGAAGGCTGCGTTACACCCTGGCTCGACGTCAGGATTGTTGATTTCTGCCCGCCCGCTGCGGCACGGCGACGACGATCGCTATCAGCGGCGTTCTGTACAGCAGAATCGGAAACCTGCGGCGCCGCCTGAACCTGCGGAGAACTCACTTTCGGCTTGCTGATGCACATTTTGCTGCGCTCCATACGCGTTTAAATTATTACCAATTTAACCACATATGATTTATTTGTCGTAGTGTATTGACCTTTTGACGATAAATTATTACCTTTTTGGTAAATACAACATGAAAGCGCACCCCATTCCCTTCCATTGGTGGCTTTGTCGTTACTCAGATGGCGGAGTGCGCTTCCAGGTGTGAAAGCATCCGGCGTATGGCACATGCGTCGATAGCGGTCCGAGGGCTCCTTGGTACATGGCCCAGCGGGTAGCAGGAATGTGCAAGCCATGCCCTGCATGCACGACAGCGACTCACCATCGTGGCGGTACGGTGTAACACCTCGGAAGAGACAAGGATATCAGCCAATCACGCTAAGCATCTCTGCAGGTGCTTAGCGGGACTGGAAGAGTTACCACTTGGAGACGGTCCCTTTAAATGTCCTGGACAGTGGCGGTTCCGCACCGATAACGGCGGCGACAAGATGATGCAAACGGGAAAGGTCGTTAAAACTCGTTAGGCCGATGAGTTCAAATGGCTATAAAGAACTGACAGCCTGGAAAGACAGGCACACAACAGGTAAGAGCATTTACATCATCGGGGTTGCATATGCGGTACCTGAGTGCTCTTTCCGTTGTGGTTTTCCTGATGCTAGTTGGTTCGGTTGCGGCGGATACCAAGGCGACGAAAGGAAATGCTGACGCACAGCACCACAACCCCATCACGCCTCAGGACCGTGATACGGCAGTACCAGGTAATGCGTGTAGCTTTGGCGGTGGCAGTTGCTCCCACTTCTGACCACCGCCCTTTTTACAGCAGGACGCCATTGCGATGACTTCATGCTGTAAACCCTGTGACACCCAGCCATGGACGGCACTTTCCATCATCCCTGTTTCGCCCGGTTCGTCCGGGCATTTTTTTTAAGGTGAATGTTATGAGTGACAAAGACATTGAATCTGAAATTCAGGCTAAAGGCTTAACGGCGCCGCGCGTTACGCCAGACCATATCGAAAGCATTATTGCTCAGGAGGCATATTTCACAGCAGAAGATGGTGCCTTTGGCGTAGCCATAAAAGCGAAACATACTGGCGGAGAGGTAAACTACCAGCCGCACGAATCACTTTCTCTGCTGACGTTCTGCGTCCTGGTGCTGCGCAACGGCTTCACCGTCACCGGCGAAAGCGCCTGCGCCAGCCCTGAGAACTTCGACGCCGAGATTGGCCGCAAGATCGCCCGCGAAAACGCCGTGCAAAAAATCTGGATGCTGGAAGGCTACCTGCTGAAGCAGAGACTGAGCGAAAAATAACTCCGTGACATGTCACAATCAGCCCGCCGATGCGCGGGCTTTTTCATGCCCACGGGTCGTAATCGCTGATCACGTTGGGTTGCTTGCCTCCAACTGTCGGGAAATCTGAGCGCTTCGTCACCGGGTATGCGAACGTCAGAAGCAGCGCATCGCCCTTGCCAGGCGACCGGCCAAGACGCTCTTTGATATCTTCCTTCGGTTCCATGACGATCTTGCCGTCCACCCTCACCTTGTACTCTGCCGCGGACAGGTCGTCCGCCGTCTCCTGGTCATCCAGCGCGCCGCCGAGCTTGAGCCATGTCTTGCAGGCGTTGAACATCTCGCCACGCTTATTCAGCATCTGTGGGTCTGCCGATGCGCCGCCGAACGGCACAAGCTGCCAGGTGCGGCCCCAGCCATCACCGATTGACTTCAGCCCGGTACCGTAACCGAAATCGATAAACACCGCGTCAGCCTGGTACTGGTCCTCAAAGTCGGCGATACGCTTCGCCATAATCAGATCGTCGGTGGTCTTGTTGCCGGTCCACAGCACTTTGCTGTGCAGCCCCTGGCGGAGATAAATCACTGCATCATCCACGCCGGAATATGCCGGGTCGACGCCAATTATCCGCGGGGCGTGCGCCACCTGCGCAGCGGTCACAACGCGCTTCATCGCCTCGTCTGTCAGCCCAGTAGGGATAAACTGCAGCTCTGACGCATCAGGGAAGATCCCCCGCACGCGGACCTTGACGAAGTCGCTATCCTCGCCGTAGTCGTCCACCCATTTCTGCAACTGCTGCTTGTTGGTGCCTTCGACGGTGCGGCTGTCGATTTGCGCGCACTTCCAGCGGTGTTTATATTTGCGGAAGCACTCGCGGAATCGCCCGGTGTTGCGCGTCGGGTTACCGAACGCCACCCAGATGATTTCGGTGTCTTCGTCCGTCAGCGCGCCCTCGGCAACCTCCCAGACCAGATCCGCGATGTTGGATGCTTCGTCGAACACCACAACGATACGCTTACGCTCGTTGTGCAGGCCAGCAAATGCCTCGGTGTTGTGCTCAGACCAGGGAATAGCATCGGCGCGCCAGCGTTTGTCGTGGCCCGGATCGTTGCTGTACATCGCGGTGGCGGTGCAGGTGAACCAGTCTTTGTTGATAGCAAGGTTCGACCATTTGATGATTTCCGGCCAGGTCTTCGTGCGCAGCTGGTTGTCGGTGTTGGCGGTCACCACCACCTTGCAATCCTCGCAGGTGGACATTCCCCAGTTAATCAGCATCGAGATGAAAGCGGATTTACCGATACCGTGACCGGAGGCCCTGGCAATCATCAGCGGCTGGTGACGTGTTGCCGGGTTCTGCAGGTGCTCGCCTATCTCGCGGAATGCGTCAGCCTGCCACTGTCGCGGCCCGGAGGCGTGCGCCAGTTCTGTGCCATCCTCGCCCCACGGGAACGCATACAGCGCATAGCCCAGCGGGTCATGGGTGAAGCTGGCGATATCGTCGATCAGCTGTTCTTCCGGGGATAAAGCGGCGTCTGTCACTGGTCACCACCCTGACGCTCTTTCAGGCGGCGCCGGGCGGCAGCTATGCGGTCGGCAATGGTAACGTTCACGTTAACTTCCATGCGCTCTTTGAAGGCGTTAACGTCGACATGCTTACCGATGAGCTCGAGGTTTTTCACCTTGTCTGGCCATTTGATTTTCTTGAGGATGGTCTCTATCGAGGTCTCATCCATGTTCATGATGGTTGAGGACAGGTCAAACCCGCTTAGCGTGGTTCGCCAGATTTTCGGCCACTCGCGGATAGGCTTCAGGCTGCCGTCATCGTTCAGGATATCCAGCACGTCCATCTGGTCGATTTCCACCAGGCGCAGCAGCACGTAATCGGCGCTGACGCGCAGGCGCTTGTTGCGGTCTTCCATTAGCTCAGCAATTCGTTTCTGAATACGCGCATCGCGCATGTTCTGGCTGGCAAACTTGCCCGCTGTGTTTGGGGAGTACCCGGCGTTAATTGCCGCCTGAGTCTGATTCTCAGGGCATTTCACATACTCCTGGCAATAAGCCTCCTGCTGGAATGTCAGCGGCTTGAACTGCGTTGATTTGCGCTTCGGATCCTTTGGCATGGTAAACACCCCGAAAATAATTACCCTTTCGGTAATAATACCATGCCACCAGCGATGTTACATGATCGGAATATCATCATCACTCACCCACCCGGCCCGGTTTATCAGGTAGGTAACGACTCCCCGCACTTCAACATCGTCCAGGGCGTCCCCTTCCAGCGCCTCACCATCATCAGTGATCAGCGCCTGCCCGCGGACAACAGCGAATTCAGTTTTCCCGGCATATGCGATAAGGACATGATCACCCTGCTTTGGCCGGCGGCAGACATCGACGATGGCATAACCGGCGGCAGTCTCCAGGGCGCGACAGTTGGCGTCATACTGACAAAGGCGGGAAACGGTTAGCGTTTGCTCAACGTAGTCTGCGGCAGGTGATGGAAACCCCATGATGACCTCACATAAAAAATACTGTATATTTAAACAGTATAATCATGGGGGGATTTAGTCAACCTGTCGTGACATGTCACAGCGGTAGTTTTGTTTCGTGCCAGCCAAGAGTAGCCCAGCACTGAGAATCACCAGTGCAAGGGCAGGATGCCACCGGCAGTTGATCGCCGCACTTTCCGCAGCGCCGTTTGCTGATGGCGTTAATCCGGCCGCGCACCCGGGCATCATCCTGGCGGATCAGCAGCGCGATGTACTCGGCCATTTCGTAGGGATCACGACCAGGGCGCCGGGCGGCGCAGTTACGGGCCAGCATCTCCTGCTCCTGCTCATCCAGCACCAGTTCAATTTTGCGCTCACCGGCGGCGGACTACCGCGCGCGCTGCGCGGCTTTGCGTTCTGCTGGGGATTTAGGCACCTTTCACCTCTACGCATTGAATATTATCTACGCTTGGCGAAACATCGTCCCAGGACCTCTTATCATCTGCAACTTTCATCGCCTTAATGGCTGCTTTGCACTGCTCCATGCTCTGCATGGGGACCACCTGCATATTCGATGTATTGCTGCTGATGACGAAAATCAGGAAGATGTACGGCATCATTTCACCTCCCGTGGAGTGTCCGGATACGCACTTCCTTCCTGACCAGGCTCATTGCTTCCGGTGCAGGCGTTTCTATGGTCATTTGCCCGTGGGCATCTCTTATTCCCGCAATCAGGGCACACCACAAAGCGCATATCGTTCAAGGTCACAGGTCGGCATGTGCGGCACCAGCAATCCTGATTAACCGCCACGTCTTGCTTGAGGACTAATATCGTTTTCTCTTTAGGCCCGTGGTAGATATTCACGCCATCGGGTAGACCATCCGGAATTACCGGAGAGTTGCCAGCCTCATAAGCTACGCGCATCCAGTGATAAAAAGCTTCAGAGGTAACACAGCCGCAATCAACCTCAATGACGCCGTTTTGTTGCGATAACCATTCTTCAAATTTCATGACTTACCTCCGTTGAGCATGGCGGCGCGGCGCTCCCAATCAGATATTGCTGTAGTATGCCGCATTGATTTATCACTGAACTCTGCGTAAGCAATTGCATCAGCATCATCGGCAGCCTCTTTTGCTATTGCGAGCAGTTCGGCAATAAGGCCATCATCCGGCACTACCGGCGCTGGCTGCGCGTGGCGATAGAGCGGAAAAGAGCGCCAGAAGCGAACCTCATACGCTAATAGCCGGGCAGCGTTAGCCATCGGTGAGCTATCATCGTTAGCCAAAATATTAAGGATTGTCGGCTCACTGATATAAGTAATGTGCTCTGGAACTGTCACCGGCTCGCTGTTCATTGTGGCCTGGCGGCGTTCCTGTAGCTCTTCCAGGTCTCTGTCGATTGACTCAAAAAGACGCACCATTGCCATGGCTGTGGCCTGACCTCTTGATGCGTGGATTTTGTATCCGTCAAGTTCTGATTTAACAGCCAAGTGGGTAGAGGTTAACTGGTTATTGGTCATTGATTGGCTCCCCGTCCAAGTTCTGCGCAAATAAATCCCGCTATAATCGCGCCGCAGTGCCCGGCAATAAGCGCCCAAACAGGAACGTCAATCTTTGCCGCTACCATGCTTATCGGCGTAGCTCCCAAGCCGATGAATGCAATAGTGAGATAAATTTTCCAACGTTCCGCCATCATTCAGCCTTGTATCTTAAAGATCGGTTAAAATAGCATCGGAATGATTTGGCAAGGC